CAACTCCGTTAAAGATCCTGTCTCTGCCGTTGCAGTGCTAGCAGGTCTTGGACCTCTTATATCCGGGGAAGTAAACGCCCTTACATCTAAGCTGGAGAGCTTAAAATCTAAAAAAGTCAAGATAGAGTAAGATGCCATACCTTAATATACCGGAAAATACTCTAGCTCCTTCTATAAGTAAGCTTATTGGGAGTCTTAGAGGGACTTTTGAGAGTGATGTAGCCACAAATGTAGATACTTTAGGAGATGTGTTTAAAGACGGATGCCCTAATCAACAACAGAAAGCTCTTCTATCCAATAAGCTTAACAACGTAAAAGAGACCTCTGTAAACGTAACCGACAGACTAAATAGGTTCAGAAAAATACCACAACCGCTCAAAGATACCTCTAGTGCAATACTAGGACTAGTAGGAACTATAAAATTTATTCCGTTTCCGCCTTTTTTCCCTGGTGGAAAAATAGCAGACGTTCTTAATTTAGTAAAAGAATTAGGAATACAACTCAGAAGTGCTGCTACATCAATCGAAGTTGCTTTATCTCAAGCCGGAACACTAGAGGATCTCCTTCAACGAACTGCTAATATAAGTGAAAAAGTAGACACGGCTTTAGAGTTATGCGAACTAGCTAACCAATCAGGTGTTGACTTACCCCCAGACCTGGTAAACAACCTTGTAAACGGTACAGATAGTGAATCTGCTTATGCTCTAGGGCAACTCAACAGTATTGTAGGTAGAGAGAAACAGTCAAATCAGCCCGATTCACGTTTAGATATACCTAATAACGCTTTAGAAGACTATAACGGCCCTGACGGTCAAGTTTATACCATAGAAGTAGTACAGGTACAATCTGATTTCACAAGAGCTCCTAGAAGACAGGCTATAGCTAAAAATAAAGAAGGAATAGTGAAGTTTGAAAGCAGTAAATCTTTCAGCTCATCCGTAGATGTTTTAAAACGAGAAGTTAAATTTAGAATAGATAATTCACAAGTTTAAGTAAACCATATTTATTAATATGAAAGTAAATCAATTAAAAAATATAATCAAAGAAGCTGTAAGAGAAGCAGTAAGAGAAGAAATAAAGGAAATTTTAATTGAAGCTGTATCTTCTGCTTCCAAGCCTGAAACTGTTGTAGAAGCTCCTGCTCCTAAAGTTCAAAAACCTAAATTTGAATCTAAAGGAGATCCTATTATGGAAATGCTTAACATGACTCAGCAATCAATGACACCGCAGGATAATGGCCTTTAACGTAAAAAGAATAGACCCATTAGATTTACAGCCAAGAAAGGCTATTGGGGTTTCTTTACCATTTTCTGGAAAGGCAGTATTTAATTCTACCTATCAATCTAAAGATGCTATAAAAGCAAATTTAATTAACCTACTTCTTACAGGACAAGGCGAGAGATATTTAAACCCTAGCCTAGGAGCAGGACTTAGAGGATACCTATTCGAAAATATTACAGAAGCCTCCCTCCGACGTATAAAGTCTGAAATAATATCAACTATTGAATTATACTTTCCTAGGATACTTATTAGACAATCTGAAGTTACATCAAAACCAGATTCTAATTCAATACTATTTTACATTAAATATCAAGTATCTGAAACAGATATTGAAGATGAAATTTCGATAAACATAGAACAGTAATGGCCCAAGAAAGAGACATAAAATACGTAAATAGAGAATTTGGGGATTTTAGAGGACAGTTAATAGAGTTCGCCAAAAACTATTTTCCAGATACCTATAATGACTTCTCTCCTACTTCACCAGGCATGATGTTTATAGAAATGGCCTCTTATGTTGGTGACGTATTATCTTTTTACCAAGATACCCAACTACAAGAAACATTTCTGCAGCATGCTAAAGACCCGGGAAATCTATACACTTTAGCTTATATGATGGGGTACAGACCTAAAGTAACAGCTGCATCTGAGGTAGATATAGACGTATCCTTAACCGTTTCTGCCGCAGGATCTGCCCCTGACTTCTACCCTGATTTTTCTGAAGCAGGTAAGCTTGAAGAAAATAGCATACTAAAATCCTCTACAGGTACGGCAACTCAATTTGTTCTACAAAAAACTGTAGATTTTAATTTCTCTAGTTCTTATGATCCAACCTACATAACTATAACTGATTTTGATGGTAGTGGGGATCCTGTTGAGTATACTCTCACTAAGAAAGGGAAAGCCTTCTCTTCAGAAGTTGTCACAGTAACTAGAACATTTGACACAGTAGAAAAATTTGCTACTATAACAATAGATGACGATAAAATTATAGGAATACTCAGCATTACCGACGATAGTGATAACATCTGGTATGAGGTCCCATTCTTAGGACAAGATACTATCTTCACCGAAGAAATAAACACAAACCCAGATAATAATGTAGTACCAAACAATTTAACTCTCCTAAGAACTAATAGAAGGTTTGTTACGAGGTTTAACTCCGCAGGACAATTCCAAATTCAATTTGGTTCTGGTATAACCGGAGACGATGATGCTGACATTACCCCTAACCCACTTAACGTTGGCATGGGAACTGCACAAGGTGTAAGTAAGCTTGATATAGCATACGATCCGTCCAATTTCCTCTTCACCCAAACTTACGGGCTGGCTCCACAAGCCGGTACAGTTCTCACCATTAAGTACCTAAAAGGTGGAGGTATTGAAGCAAACGAACCCGCAAACACTGTTAATTCGTTCGTTTCTGCGTTAACAACACCTGATACGTCTGATTTCAAGAGTAGATTATCGGTTACTAACCCAAAACCTGCTACCGGTGGAAAAGACGGCGACACAGTAGAAGAGTTACGTCAAAACTCCCTAAGATCTTTCAACGAACAAGGTAGAGTAGTTTCACTTAAAGATTATGCTATAAGAGCCCTAAGCCTACCACCTAGGTTCGGATCAATAGCTAAAGCTTATGCTACTCAGGATCAGATAACAAATACTGAAAGTAGCGTAGATACAATTATAGATAATAATCCTTTAGCAATATCTCTATACGTACTAAGTCAAGACATTGAAGGTAAACTTACCTCTACAACCAACTCGTTAAAAACTAACCTAAAGAATTACCTCTCTCAGTATACTATGATTACTGATGCAGTAAATCTTAAAGATGCTTTTATAGTTAACATAGGAGTACAATTTGAGATATTACCTCTCCCTACTTATATAGGTAGAGATGTACTTCTTAGTTGTACAAGCACATTGATAGATTATTTTAATATATCTAACTGGTCTATAAACCAGCCTATAAACTTTTCTCCTATTTTTACCTTGCTTGATAAAGTAAGAGGAGTGCAATCAGTTCAGAAGATTAAAATTACTAATAAGACTGGTACCATAGACGGAAGAGTTTACTCCCCTTACGCTTATGACGTAGTAGGGGCAACTCGAGGAAATATCGTCTACCCTTCTCTTGATCCTTGTATCTTCGAAGTAAAGTACCCAACAGCGGATATTCAAGGTAGAATTACAACTCTATAAAAATGGCAATATATAAAATCTTTCCAGAATCAGATACATTCATTTTCAGTGAATATCCTACCGGTAACGCCGGAAAAGATGAAGTAGTTGAAATTGCAGGATATGAAGATGTATCCGGTATAGGTAGAACCAAGCGTGCTATCGTTAAATTCTCTACCGCAGATATACAATCTACACTGGACAATACAGTAGGGACTAATTCTTGGATATCTACCTTAGATATATACCTCGCTTCAGCAGAAGAACTCCCCACAAGCCATAGTGTATATGCCTACCCTCTTGCCGAATCTTGGGATAATGGAGTAGGGAAATTTGCAGACACTCCTATCAATAAATCAGGTACAAGCTGGACTTATCGCAAGGCAAAAGAATCCACACCATGGACTACCTCAAGCTTTGCTGCTAATACAACTGGATCATATATATCTGGACAGGAAGGCGGAGGTACTTGGTATACAGGTTCAGAAGGAACAGATTTAGAAGCCGTTCAAGCTTTTGCTCTTAACTCTGAATTAGATCTCAACATAAACGTAACTAACGCAGTAGATCTACATTATAGTGCATCTATCCCTAATAACGGATTTTTACTTAAGTTACCTGATAGTTTAGAATTCAATACCTCTTCTTCTATAGAGTTGAAATATTTTGGTGCAGATACAAATACAATTTATCCACCATCTCTAACTTTTAAATGGGACGATAGCTCCTATAGTACAGGTAGTCTTTCGGTACTTAGTACTAGTGAAGCTCAAATAAATATTAAGAATAATAAAGGCGAGTACGTAGATGAAGGTAAGCAGAGACTTAGAATTTTCGCTAAACCTACATACCCAACCCGAACCTTTACTACTTCTTCAGTATACTTAACTAATAATGCTCTTCCTGAGACATCTTACTGGGGACTTAGAGACGAGCACACAGAAGAGATGGTTGTAGACTTTGACACAAATTACACCAAGATTAGCTGCGACAGTACCGGTCCCTACTTTGACATTTATATGAATGGTTTAGAACCTGAACGTTATTATAGAATCTTAATCAAAACAACTCTTGACGGCAGTACTACTGTTGTTGATAATAAAAATATCTTTAAGATAGTACGAAATGGCTAAGGTTGATCTTAAAAAAACAGTTTATAATAAAGATCAATTCTCCCGGGTAGTAGGGGGACGTGACTTTACTACGTTTGGAGTTGAGGCAGAAGCTGATGAATTTACAGTAGAAGACTTCTTCGAACAGTATGAAAATCTTTTTTTAAGCATACCTATAAATGGTCCTTCAACCTCCCACGAATACTTAGTAAGAAAAAGCGGTGAGTTAGTAGGATTTCAACGAACCACCGAAGACATTCAACCACTACTTGACGAGATAACCAGCCTTAGAGACCAACTATTGACCCTACAGCAGGAAAATATAGATCTCCAAGTAAATGATGTTAACGAAAGTAGTCTGCAGGATCAATTTAACGATATACTAGAACAGTTAGCAGAACCACCACCACCATTCCCTGACATTATAGTCCCGTCTAATTTAGGACCGGAGGGAGCGTTACTAAGAGGGGATACACTTGATGCTACAATTATAGGTACTACTACCGTTTCTAAACAAATAAACGTATTCGATAATGATAGTATACCTGACGACGTAGAACTTACACTTGTTGGAATAGAAAGAGAGCCTAAAAACGGAGTTGCTAACATAGTTAATAAAACCGGAACTATAAGGTACCGTCCCAACAAGAATGCTCCTATAGGAACTGCTGCTGACAGTTTCTCGTATATAGTCGTAGATAAAAACGGTGAGGAAAACGTGGGAGAAGTTGTAGTTAACATAAGCAGAAAATCTAATAAACCTCCAGTAGTAAACCCTCAAGTTATTTCAGTAACTGTTGATAGAGACAAAGAAATAACTTCACAGACTGTAAATACATTAAGTACTGCAACCGATCCCGAAGGATCAGAACTTACTTATAACGGAGTAAAAGACAAACCTAAATACGGTAGATTAGAAACTATAAATCCTGAAGAAGGTATTTTGAGATACATCCCAGACCTACGAGCTCCTTCTGGTATAGGTGCCGATGAATTCACGTACGTAATCACCGACGATATAGGTCAACAGTCTATAGGAAAGGTTACTGTAAATATCTCCAACAAGTACCTATCTTATACCGTAGCCGGTAACGACGTCATTTCTCTCGCTTTTAGAATTTTAGATAACTCCAATCCGAACAGCAGTTACGAAATTGCCACTGACACAACCTTAAACGTTTTAGATAACGACGAAGGTTTAGATCTTGTATTTAACGGTATAACATCTAATCCTCAATACGGAACTGTAACTGCCACCGATGACGGTATAGTTACGTACACTCCTAGAGTGGGGATAAGACAGAATAACGGCGAAATAGATTTAGGTGCCTTTATAACTGAAGGCGCCGGTGTAGATCCTATAGAAGAAGATTCATTTAAGTATAGTATTGCAAATAGTAACGGAAATACTAGTACGGGAACCGTTACTGTTAAGATAAACGTACTTAAAGCAGATGAAGAACCTCTTCCTGAAGACTCAAACAACAATCAAGGACTGCAAGCACAATCGCAATGTGATATTAAACAATCCGAAACTCCACCAGATCAAATTAGGGGTCAGTTCAACGGATATACCCGAATTGAATGCGAAGGTATCTCTTATAAATGGAGTGATGCAGCACAGCAGTGGGAAGAGTTATCAGAAGGCGGTAACGGCGATTGTAGCAAATTAGAACGACCCGGAGAAACCGTTGGAGAAGAAGCAAGATGCGAAGGAGATGTGTATGTTTGGGATGGATTTAATTGGAATCAGGAAACAGCTTTTGATTAATAGAATATATGGCTATAAATACTACATACAAAGTTACAAAAGGTTCTCCTGAGAACTTACTTTCTTTCAATAAGATAAGTGATCAAGATCTACCTCTAGTTCAAAGACTTGAATTAGATACCGTTTTTAATCCTTCTAAGAATAGATTGGATGTCTTCTTCTATTCTTTGGATGGTAGATTTCTGTCTAGTATAATTGACTCTAGAAGTTATTCTGTTATAAGAGGAGGAAGCCGTAATGCCGAACAGATAGAAGACATTACCTTAAATCCTGAGAAAGATTCTATTACAGGTGGGTACACAAACGGTGATGTAAACGTACTCTATAACTTCGTAAACAACCTACTATC